ATTTATAGTAATCGTTTCAGCTATTGAAACACTAAAATCGGCAGGTTGAATTGTTGTTGGCATATTTCTATTATTTATTTATTAATTACATTATTTGAAATTGACAAGCACTATAATCAAAGAATACTCTGATTGATATATCAGCTACCCAACCACTCACATCATCATCAAATCTTTCTGTAAATGGCTGACAAGTTATACCCTCTTGTAATCTATAATCTGTGTTTGTGTCAATATTTATTGTTCTAGAGTTTTGTAATACCGAAACAAAATCTCCTATGATTTGTAGTGTATCACTTAAAACATCATTCTCGTTACCCTCATCTTTACTAACTAAGTCCATTACATATAACTTAAAATCATATTGTATTTCATTAGCTAGATATTGTGCGTTCTCAATACTCAAATGTGATACTGCATAATTTCTTTCAGTTACATCTATTTCCCATATATCGCCAAAACTATGTGATTTTATTCCTACATTAGCTGCTGATATTTCAGCAAATAAATCTATCAGATTGTTAAGAGTAACATTCTTGTAATAGTTTCCGTTTTCATTTATAATTTCAGGCATCTTATTTATTCATTGAGTTATAGTCCTTAGTGTAACACAAGTAGGTAAATACTTGCTCTGCATTAAGTTCTGTTATTTCATCTATCTTAGTTATATCATTATTTGCTAATCCGTGTATTACTCCGTACCAACCCCACTTAGCGTGGAAGTCATTGTTGTTTGCAAGTCTTTTTTCTTCTTCATCAGCTTTGTTTGTTTGTTCAAAGATGATTTCATAACGGCTTGATACTCCACTCCGATAGTCAAAAAAAAAGTGGCTGCACCATTTACCGTTGCAACACTTAAGCTATCCTTGAAAATTTGTGCCCTATCAAAACACTTATCAGCATCGTAATTTTCAATAGCATATTTCTTTTTCTTTTGTGATACTATTGGTCTATACAATATTGCCATTATGTAATGCATATTTTTCCAAGCATCAGCCAAATAATTATCTAAATCAACAAACTCCCCAAATGTTAAGTCTTTCAATTTTGGGTGGAAACCATAATCAATACCATCAATTTCTATAATCGTGTTCAGAGTGGTATTCATTGGTTTTTTAGTTAAATCAAATAGATGCTTTCTAATAACATCAACATCTCCTTTCCTTACTTTATCTATTATTGGCATAGAAAGTCCTGTAAAACTGCTTATAGCTATCTTATCAATCACCTTTTGGTCGTCTATGTCCTCTATCTTTTCCATAAACGATTGGTATTGACCTAAACGAACTTGTGTCCACCTTTCAGGTATTAAATAATCTTTTTCTTGAATTGTTAATAACATTTTTGCTATGATTATCTATTAGTAAATATAAATTGTTTAAATTTGGTGCGTATTTGCTTAATCTCAAAAAGGGAGTTTTATCGTTTCTAGATATGCTCCCTTTTTATTGTATAAAATATTTACCACTATTAGGTTTTAATTCGTACCACATTCTCATCATAAGAGTATCTGAATAGTCAGGGGAGCGACCTAGTACATCTTTTACTTTTTCTTTAGGCATTAATGCTAATTTTCCATCTTTATCTATATTGTGCCTCCTTACTTGCTCTAATTCTTGTATAATAGTTTCTTTCATTTTAGGACTATTTGTTTGAACAAATATACCACCTATATTTATTTGTTCAGCCAATTTATAGTAACATTGAGTTTTAAGGTTTTGATAATTCTCGCCATTAATTACTTTACCATTGTTCTGAAATGGTTTGCACCTTAATATATCTCTAACTCCACCACCTATACCATCATCATCTACTATGATATTAGATAATTTAACACCCTCAATCCTTTGAATTTCTTTTATTACATTTGCTGCCTCAACTATTGTATTGACATCTAATACTTTAATTCTTTCAACTCTTAATCCATTCCAAAACATTATAACAGTCTTATCTTTGCCAAATCGAGCAATATCAGCCGTTATATATTTATCTCCTGCTTCAATATGTGTATTGTCAAATAAATTTAAAATTGCATTGTATTCAATTAGCTTATCTTCACTATCATCAAATTCCCAATTACCATACAGCAATCTTTGTTTACTAATTTCATCTAATTTTTCTAATTGCGATTGGTAATGAATACTAATATTCTTATTGTCAGTTGCTAATGACTGAATAAATTTTTTATATGGTTTTAAGTTTCCTTCTTTATTTGGTAAATAAAATTCATTGTAAACCCAATTTTTGGCAGGATTACAACTCATAAAAGTTTTTGGCATTAAACCATAAATATCTAACTTATATCTTAATCTTGATGAAAGTATTGCTTTCGCTTTTTGAGTAATTTGATTGCACTCATCAATAAAAGCAAAAGTAATTTCCAAACTACCCAAGCTATCATAATTAGGGTCGCTAGGATAATGGAACAAATCTTTAAGCATAACTTCACTACCATTCCAAAATGTTATTATATTACTACTTGCATTGTAATTATAATCTTTACCTGCTTTTAATTTCCATTCATCACAAATTTCAAAAAATGTATTTAATGTTGTTTTTTTTAAACTGTCTAATTTACTTCTACCTATTAGACATCTGATGCCTTTGTACTTTATACAGGATAGTATTATCCAAGCACAACCAAGATATGATTTACCTCCTCCTGCACCACCTCCAAACAAAACTTCACTAGTAGTATTGTCCATAAGGTATTTGAAAGCAAGACTTTGTTTAGGTGTAAACTCACAATCAATCTTCATCAGTTAATTTAATGTTTATCTGTATTGGCTCATTACCACTTGTTAGGTCTATTTGATGTTTTTCATTCCAACCTAATTTAGTTTTTGCTGCGTGAAGAACAACACTTGGAATTTTATCTTTGACACATTCATAGTATTTTGATTTGATAAAGTCTTGTGCCATTAATTCTATATCATTAACACTTTTAGCAAAATCTTCATCATCTTTCAACCATTTGTAAAATGTACTTCTAGGTATATCAGCAGTTTTACAAGCTGTTGTTACAACTCCTAAACTGCTTTCTAATGCTTTTAATATTATATCCTTTTGGTGTCCACTTTTGTCCATTTGTATTTATTTAATTATATATTCCCAACTTGATGTTATTCTTGATGAACTATCTCCTGTTGCGTGTTCTTTATTTCTTCCAAAACTTTTACAAGTCCAATTTACAGCTTTTTTAAAATAATTAATTAAACTTGGTGCTGATGTAGTTATACTAAATCTATAATTATCAGACAAATACTTCTTTGCAATAAATTCTGTTAGCATAACTCCTAATCCTATTCCTTGAAAATCAGGTTGAATAACTAATCTATGTATTCTCCTTATATTTTTTGCTCTTGGGTGGGGTTGATGTATTATACTAATAAAACCTGCTAATTGTTCATTTACATAAGCAACATATACTGTTGATGCGTTATTGTGATAATGACTTAAATAGTGGTGTTTAGCAAACACTCTCCAAATACTTTTGTCTCTTGCCTTGTATATTTCAAAGTTAATTTTTGGTCTATTTTTTTTTTGCCCTTCAAATTCTTGAAAGGTCATACTGTCTGTGTCAAATATCCAATCAGGCAATAGCCAATCTACTATATCATTATGACAAGCAACGGCTATAAACTTCTTTTTTGTTTTTCTAATTGCTTTTTGCACTGCATAACTACCTATCTTTGCAACATTCCTATCTACAACACTTGTAAATTCATCAAATACTATTAGTTCATCATCTTTTAATAATGAGTGCGCTAAATCAACTCTCATCTTTTGTCCGTTAGATAAAACAGAATAAGGTTTTAACCAACTTGGTGGCGATGAAAAACCAACACTATTGAACATTCTTGTAATTTCATCAACTGAACAATGACTTGGCATATCATCTAAAATACTATCACTTTTGTACTCAAAGTCTGTTATATAAGCATCAGGAAACAATTCTTTTGCAATAGTTGTTTTACCTGTTCCGCTACCACCAACAATAATACCAACTTGCCAATCATCATTAAAGTCTATATTGCCAACAAATTCTTCTTTAATGTTTTCTGATTGTAGGTCGAATTTACCCATAACAGAAGAAACTCTAAAAGTTTTTTCAGCCTTGTGTTCTCTTAAAATGTTAAAATTCGGCATTTATATCCTGTTTTAGTTAATTCATTGTACATCATTTCTAATTCATTTTCAGTATCAAGCTCTATTTCTATCTTAAATACATCTGTAATTTTATCTGATATATCTTTGAAGTCTTTAGGCACATATTCTTCATCAGGTTGCCATACATCTAAACCCCAATCTCCTAAATTTGAATTATCCCATTCATTTCCTAAAATATCCCAATCCCATTCTCCAAAAGAAACATTGTCTTTAATAACTATTTCTTGGCACGATTGCTCATAAGTTTTATTGTATTTTTTATAACTATCTGTTTCTAAATGGTCTTGTTCTGTATATATTGCAACAGGTAGTATTCTCATTCCAATATGTTTTGCAGCTTTATATCTCATATTACCACCCAAAATAACCATATCTTGATTAACAATAATAGGTCTTATGTTCAACATTTGAGGCAATTCCCTAATACTTTGACATAACTTTTCAAATTTCTTATCCTTAATAACTCTTGGATTATTAGGATTGCTTTTAATTTGAGAAATTTTTATGCTACTTATGTTCATCTTTCTTTTTTATTAATTCTAATTCAAATTTTAGGTGGTCGATAGCTTTTTTAATATCTTGTTGTGCAGGATTATTTGGTTTTTTTCCTGCTCTTAAAAGATAAGTAACTGCCGTTCCAATATTATATGACAATAAGAAATCATCAATTACATCGTGAGCTTCTATTCCTTTAAATAATCCATTATAATAACTAGGAGTGATTACTTCTTCAACATTTCCTGTATTTCTTGTATAATCGTAAAAATACTTACTTTTTGTCATTTTTTTCCTTTTTGGGTTTAATCATTTTAGATTTAAAATAACTATAAACACTCCCCATACAACTAGAGCAATTTGTATTGCCTTTGTAATTCGTTTTGTGTATTTCATTATATAAAGCAAACATTCTAGACTTCCAATGCTGATTTACAGCAACACCTGTCTTTATATTTTCCCATACTAATTCCATTTCTTCTTTTTGTTCTTTTTTTAATTTAGCCATTTTACCATTTATTAATTGGACATTTTTCTGTTTTCCAAGATGCTTTTGTTTCAATAGGACAACCACACTTACCACATTCTTTTTCTTCGTGAATAAAGAACTCGCATCTTGAACAAGTGTGTACTCTATCATAATATGTAGTTTTATCTACATTCTCGAAACCTCCTAACACTCTCTTGCTAACTGCTTTTAAATAGTTATATGATTTAAGCATTAATGTTGCTTTCTTTGTCATCTTTCTTTTTTAATTTGATTATACCGAAAGGCTTACTATCTTTTGAATATACTATATCTATATCATCAAACTCAACAGTATTTATATCTACTAAATACTCTAATTCGTTATCTTTGTTGTAAAATTCTATTACAGGAATATTATAATCACAATAATCTATGAGTTCAGCTAGTTTCATTAATTGTTTTTTTAATTTTATTTTTGACATTCTTTATAGTATAAAAAATACTTCTCCTACTTATTCCTGTTTTTTCAGCTAATGTTGTATAAGTGTATTTACTACCATTGTTATCTCCAAAGTAATATAACTTAAAAAGTTCTCTATCATACCAATACAATTTATTCAACTCATTCATAATCAAATGTATAGATTTATCAGCATTGCTTTCATTAGTAAATATAAAACTATCTAAATTAGTGTCTTGGTCGTCTATATGCTGTTGATTGTATTTTTTTATTTTGTAATAATATCTACTTGTTTTAGAATGATACATCAAACTCATTATCCTTGCACCAAAAAAAAAGAGTTCACCTTTTTGTCTGATAAACTCTAATTCCTCTTTTGGATATTGATACATAGCTATAAAGCATTCGTGCAATAAATCTTCTGAATAGCTTGTTTTGCAGATATTCTGCGCTATATTTAATAATTTATCATATTCTCTTTGTGTCAATTCCACGCACAAGAATATGAAAAAAACAAATTATTTGAAAACTAATTTTTCCAAAGTTATCAACATTAGCCTGTTAGGTCTTTTAATTTCTTTTTATATTTTAATATTTCATCTTGCAAATCTGATATATTTAGTTTCATTGTAGTCTTGGATAAATGTTCCATTTCTTTTGCTGTATCATCTCCTAATTCTTGTCCAAATCTATATTGTTCGCCCTGTGAAAACATATTACATTTTACACATTGAGGCTTAACATTATCAAGATGCCATCTTGTAGCACTATGTTTGCGGCTCATAAAATGACCTGCCTGTATTTCTTTCCAATGTTTTTCAGCTCCACAAGTAAAACAAGTGCAAACTCCTCTATGGTCTGCACTTGCTAATCTTACATATTGACTAAAAACTTTATCTAAATCTTTTTTGAGTTTTGATATTGTTGGTTTCTTTTTAGCCATTCTTTATATTTTTTATCCATTCTGTGTTCAAAGTACAATGTTAGTAATGTGTACATTATTCCAAAAATCAATAATACGATAAAAAATGTATTTAGCAAACTCATTGTATTAATGTGTATTTGCTAAACGATACAGGCTCTTTATATCTGTTAGTGCTACTAACAAACTCACTTCTAATTTTATGTCCTTCATCTTTCAATTCGCATATCCTAGATGTTAGCCTCATAATTCCGTACTCTTTCATAGCCTCTAACGATGTCAAAGGTCCTACTTCTTTCAAGTGTCTTAACACTCTTTGTTTCTGATTTATTTTCATTTTACTATTTGATTTAACCAACCCCTTAATTTTCCTATTGCGTGAGTTGTCCAAGTGGAGTTGAATGTTTGGACTAACTCTAGAGTTTCTATTTCTACTATTATTTGTTTATTATCAATGTACTTACCATCTTCTGTAATTATAGTGCTGACTTCTATCTCCATATGAGTAGTGTTTCCATCTACCATTACTGATTGTATTTCTCTTACTGAACAATAAATATGTTCTGACTTTTCTGATGTTTTACTTAATCTTGTCATTTTTATTCTTTTATTTGTTTACAATAACATATAAATATACAAGCTTTTCTCCAATCGTATGAGCTATTCATTTGAAAAGCCAAATCAAAATCTATCATTTGTCATTCCAAATTGACCTTGTATTTCTATTGAAATAATATTGATATTAATATCTGAAAGGTTTTTGTTGTTTTTTTTAGCTAATTTTGAAAGAACACCATTATCATAATTTAATTCTTCCAATTTATCTGTTAAAATGAACAATTCATCTTTTTTATCTAGCCAATTTTTTCTAATAGTTTTTTTATTAGAAATCTTATAATTCAAAATAGCTAAAAATATTGGTTTTCTCATTTTAATTTTTTTGCTTTATTAATTGTTTTACCTATAAGCTTGTGGTTGTTTTGATTGTGCCACTCTAAATGTTTCTTGTAGTGTTGTTGTGCTTGTCCGTCAAGTTTGAACTGCTTTAGCCATATATTCCAATTTCTAGCATTGACAAAACCTCCGTGTTCACTTTCTTTGATAGCAGTTTCAAATATGTAGCTTACTTTGTCTATTGTATAAGTACTATATCCCTCTACCAAATCATTATATAATAACTGTGCCATTAATACAACTTGTTGTGTATCAGGTTTCTGACCTAGCATAAGATAGCATTTGCTTAATAAATCTACACAATCTCTTTTTAAATTCGCTTGGTCGTGATTAAATCTACTCCATATTTGATTTACTTTATCTTCCATTGTTTATTATATTTCTTGCCTCTTGCCAAGTATCAATTATATTTTTCTTTTCAGTTTTTTCAAACTTCTTGCTATTTTTATTCCAATTTACTAATCTTCTACCTATTTCAAAAGTTTTTTGTATTTCAAACCTCATTTTAGTATTACTTTTGTTTGGCTCTGTCCAATAAGAAATAAAATTATCTATCATATCTTCTGAATAGTTATTTTGTAATTGGAATGTTGTAACCTCCAATACAAACTTATCTAATCTTTTTTCAATCGTAACTTTTGGTTGTTCATCAATTTGCTGATAATTTTTATATTTCAAAACGGTTATAATTGAAAATTTTGTAGTTGATTTTATTGATATAAATTTTAATGCTTTCAATTTTTGAAGTCTTGTATATACTGTACTTGGCTTTATATACAATTCTTCACTTGCAGATAATCTGCCTGAAATAAATTGCCCTGTTTTAATTTTTATACCATTAACTTCTTTTGGTTTCCTATTAGCTTTTAAAATACACCATACAAATACTTTCAATAATTCAGCATCATAAAATATTTCACTATCTAATAATTTTCTGTGTAGCTTAATCCAACCTTTTAACATTTTACAAAACTTTCAATAATTAATTTTCTTTCTCTTTCTAATTTGTCAATATTACATTCTATATCGTACAGCAATTGATGTTTCCTTTCTTCTGTTTTAGCTTGTAAAACTGCATCAGACATATCATAATATTTATTTTTGATATTATTGTAATGATTGTAATATTCAGGATAAATTCTAGCATCATTAATATAATTGTTATGTAATTTTATATAATAATAAAATAAACTTCTATCTCTATTTAAATGTCTAGCTGCCAATGATGGCTTTAGAGCTAACTCATTCATAATAAGATTACCATATATTAATCTTGCAATAGGTAATACACCCTCTCTACTTTTACCATCTAATTCGTGGTCGTTTAGTTTAAATTCATATTCAACTAAATATTTCAACTTTCTAACTTCTTGATTATAGTCCATATTCTTCTTCAATTTCTTCAATTATTAAATTAATGTGTTTTTGTTGTAATTCATTATCCCATTCTTCACTATATGTTGCGCTTTCATATAATACTAATTCTCCATAAATATATGCTAACATATTTGCTACTTTTTCAGAACTAGTAATATCTGTATAAGTTTCTCCAAAATGTTCTTTTTCATAATCTTGTATTTCTGCAATAGCATTAAATACATTCATATATTTTGTTATCCATTTTTCAGCTTGGTAGTATCCTATGATATGATAGTCTGTATTCCATAATTCGTGGTGCAAATCGCAGCCATAACTATTTAATCCTATTCCATCTTGAAGTTTGCTTACTGTTTCTTCGGCAATTTCTTCTAATAATTCTCTATTCATATTTGCTTAATTTGATTATTTTAATTTGTTATCATCTTCTTTAATTCTATCATAGACTGCTCTATCAATATCCTTTATCTGTCGATATATCTTTCTAGCCTCTACTTTAGCTTTTTCTAATACTGATTTTGGTATATCAGTACCTGTCGCTTCATTTATTATCAAATGAGCCTTATGTAATAATTTACTTGCTTTCAATCTATCTTTAAAATTTACTTTTTTCATAATTAATTTGTTAAAATGCTTCTTTACAATGAAAACATCTTCTGTGGTCAATATCATATCTTGCTCCACAACAGGTAGTTTCACTTTCATCTGCCTCACTTATAAAATCTTTAAGTGTCATATCTTCATAAACTTCTTGACATAAATCTACTATATAATAATATACTCCATCATCAGCAAAACCTATATCTATTGTCTTATTTTTATCATCTACTTGTGCATCTACTTCTGTTGCTCCTAGATATTCTAAATATGCTTCAACATCTGCATTATATAATTCATCATTAGCATAAGACATCTCATCTCTATCTGACATTAATTTCCAACTATCGTAATTCATCATTTCTATTTTGTATGTTTCTTTTGACACCATTTTAGCTTACCTGCATACTTTTCATCTCCTCCCTCTCTACCATTATATCTAATAACAGTATCATCTAAACCAAAAAATTGTAAATTTCTAATAGTGTTTACTATACTTTTTTCATCTTCTGTTGAAGCATCAATACTCCAACCAATAGCTTTGTTATTCTCGTTATAAATTAATTCTACTTTCATAATATTTGTTTTAAAAAAAGGGGGATTTCTCCCCCTATCGATTATTATAATTCTATTTCTGCAAGAATTTCTACTTTCTTAACTTCTATTTCTGCATTCTTATCGTTTGCAAGAATTAGTAGTTTTTCTATTAGCATTTCTTGTACTCCATCTTCATACATTTTATATGTGTATGAGGTTGGATTTGGTGGATACTCAATAGATACTTTGCTAATGCAATTTTTTCTATTTAAGAATTCTGTAATCTTTACTTTGTAATTCATTTTAATTATATGTATTTGTTAATAAGTATAAATATACAACACTTATTCCAATCGGTAAAGGAAAAAAAAGGAAAAATTAATTTTCCTTTGTTTTTTCTTAAAAAAGATTGAAATATATTAAAATGGCATATCATTAGGTGTACTGCCAACAAATTTTTCATCAAAAGCATCACTTATTTCTTGTTTTTCCAATTTCCATACATCAGCACTTGTATAATAGTTTCCGTTGTATTCTCTACTAGATAAATTAAATAATACTTTGATTTCATCTCCAATTTTGTATTGGCTTAATATATCAACTTTTTCTTGTCCAAATAAATTAAATGATACTTCAGGGTTGTATTTAGAACCATTGTCTATAACAATAGATGTTTTTACCCATTCTTTTCCTGCTTTTGATATACCTTTTTGTATATCTAAAACTTTAATTAACTTGCCTTTCATTTCTAAATTCATAATATTAATTTAATTGGTTACTTTTTAAAATTTTCACTTTCATCTTCTCCAAAAACACCTAAAGCATACAGTCCTGCTAACTTTAATACGGCTCTACTCATTGCTCTTTTTTCTGCCATCTCCATAACATACCAAGTATTTGTGTTACCATCTTTGAAACTAGCACCTTTTAATGCACTTCCAAAAGTTTCTATAACACTTTCTTCGTGCAAATTAGCCTTTGCTTTAACTACTGCAAAACTAGGCTCACAAGCTATAACTTCATATTCAATATAAATACTCATATTTGCTTGTATCTTGTCAATACCTGCTCTTGTTATAATCGTGTAATGTTGATGTTGAAATACATCTTCTGCGACCAAACCATTTTCCTTGAATAGCTTGTTCATTGTTTCTTTTCTTGTCACTTGCTTAATAAGTTAAATTAATAATTCCGATAATATCTAGCACTATTATAAGGGCGGCTAAACTTAACCCTATGCTTAATGTAATTATTGTATCTTTTTTCATAATGACTTTCTTTTGATATTACTATATAATTTGTCAAACATATCTATACATATATTATATGCATCTATTTTACTTTGACAATAATCTATCATATTATCATTATTATTATTTTTGAATTGTATCAAATCTTCTGTAACTCTTTCTATCAGTTGTTCTAATGATATTTTACTACTTTCAATTTGAAACATTACATCTCCTAATCTAACTTTTTCTGTTGTATCAATATTAGCTTGATACATTTCTTGAAGTTGAATGAAATAATCTTTACTTAAACTCATAATGTTAAAAAATTTGTATTTGTTAATAATCCATAAATATACAGATAATAAACCAATCGATTTGACAAATGTTTTATTTTTTTTAATTATTTTTTTATTTATTATATATATACTATATATTAATATATATACTAATTACTAATATATAATAGTTATATATACATAGTATTGTTTGTGTCATATTGCTGTTAAACAAATGTCAAACTGCTGTTATAAATAAATTATAATTTGTTGAAAATCAATAGATTAAAGCTCCATTGGAACAACTATTGGAATTGTGCCGTTTTCAAGCACTACACCACAAGAAATGATATATTTTTTTGTGAAGTTTTTAGCATAAGCCATTGCATATGACCTATCATCTACTCCACAGCCTACCTGCATAGCAAATAGTTTTTTGTCTTTATTTGCGTACCAATCAACATATGCCTCTGTATGTATATGCCCTTGTACAA